CCCTGATGAGAACCCGGTCAAGTGGGAAGAGTTTAAACAATACAACATCCAGGACGTGGTCGCGGAGCGCGACCTCTACCACTGGCTCCAGCGGTACCCGATGCCGCCCTCGGAGCAGGAGCTGTACGCGCTCGACCAGGACATCAACGACACCGGGCTCCCCATCAACATGCAGCTGGTGGAGGGCGCGTGCCACATCTATGCCGCGGAGAAGGCGCGGCTGTTCCAGCAGCTCAAGGAAGTCACCGGGCTCGACAACCCGAACAGCGTGCAACAGCTCATCCCCTGGTTCGCTGAGCAGGGGCTCTCGATGCCCAACATGCAGAAGGACACGGTGGCCCAAGCTCTCACCATCCAGGGGCTCCCTGAGCGGCCCAGGGAGGCTCTGGAGATACGGCAGAAGCTAGCCCGTACCAGTGCCGAAAAGTGGGTCGCCCTCCGCCGTTCCGTGGCCCGAGAGGATAGCAGAGCCCGCTTCATGTTCGCGATGAACGGCGCATCGAGAACGCTCCGGTGGGCCGGCCGTATTGTGCAGATTCACAACCTCCCCTGGACCCGAGTAAAGGCGCCGGGGCTGTCCACCCTGGTAGCCAGTGGCGCCCGTGACATCGTGGCGATGCTCTACCCCGACGTGCTGGAGGTGCTCACCTCCACCATCCGCAACGCAATCACCGCCCCAGATGGGCACCTCCTCGTGGTGGTGGACCTCTCGAATATCGAGTCCCGGGTCATCGGCTACGTGTCAGGTTGTGCCCGGCTGAACGCGGTCTTCACCGAGGGTCGCGACCCCTACCGGGATTACGCTTCGGTATTGTTCAGCATCCCAGAGCACGAGGTCACGAAGGAGCAGCGTAATTGGTGCAAGCCGCCGGCACTCGGATGTGGCTACCAGCTCGGCTGGAGAGGACTCATCGAGTACGCTGAAGGGATGGGCGTGGAGATGGAGGAAGAGCAGTCCGCCCGAGCAGTCACCGTCTTTCGCTCCACCTACCATGAGATACCGACGATGTGGCAGTGGCTCGCGAACGCATGCATTGCCGTGACCCGAGACCGAGGACTGCGTTTAAATGGGTATGCTGTATCGATATACAGGGATGAAAACTTTCTCTTCATCGAGCTTCCCGGGGGCCACCGGCTGACCTACTTTCAGCCCGAAGTTCACGTCAACATGTGGGACCGCGAAGCGTTCACCTACATGGGTAAGAACCAAACCACGGGGCTGTGGAGCCGGGTCTTCACGCACGGCGGAAAGATAACGGAGAACATCGTGCAGGCCATCGCAAGAGATATCCTGGTCCACGGCATGAAGCTGTGCGCGGCGAACGGGGTGCGCCTCATTGGTCACGTTCACGACGAACTCATTGCTCTGGTTAAGGCCGCCCTGGCGAAGGAGACAATGGAACGGATGATACGCTTGATGTCAGTTACCCCCGGCTCGCTCCCCGGGCTCCGGCTTGCTGCCGAGGGGTTCATAGCCAAGGAGTACAGGAAGTGATGTCAAACCCACTACGGCCAATAGTCGAGGCTGACGTGACAGCCGCCTGCGTGAAGCATGCGAAGTCGCTCGGGTTCCTATGCAGAAAGCTCGTATCCCCCGGGCATCGTGGATTCCCGGACTACATGTTCGTCAACCCCGATGGGCTCCCCTTCTTCATCGAGTTCAAGGCTCCTGGAGAGAAACCGAAACCGTGGCAGGTGCGCGAGATGCACCGACTCGCACAGCAAGGACTTCACTGTTATGTCATCGACAACATCCCCGCAGGTGTCGACCTCGTTACCTTCCTGGCTGACTCTGAGCGAGTCGTTGCCGAAGCCCAAGCCGCAGCCGAGGAAATTGCACAGCTATCAGCAGAGAGCGGTCCAGCACATCATTGACCACCCGTTCTGCGCGCTGTGGCTCGACATGGGGCTCGGCAAGACGGTCATCACGCTCACGGCTATATCTGAGCTGCAGCAGCGGCTCCTGTGCGGCTCGGTGATAGTGCTCGCCCCGAAGCGTGTCTGCCAAACGGTGTGGAGGCAAGAGGCGAAGAAGTGGCCTCACCTGAAGCACCTCCGATTCAGCTACATCGGTGGTGATGTGAAGGCGCGGACTCGTGCGTACCGGGTACCAGCAGACATCTACCTATGTGGCTATAGCAACATAGCGTGGCTCGTGGCACAGCTCGAACACCATTACCTGAAACGAGGGAAGTACCTTCCATTCAACATGGCAGTGTACGACGAGGTAACGAAACTTAAGCATGCGGAGACGCAGCGGCACGAAGCGTGGCGAACGCTGGTGCCGTTCTTGCAACGCCGGGTGGGCCTCACCGGAACTCCCGCGGCGCAGGGTTACGACAACCTCTTTGGGCAGTATCTCGCCATAGACGGAGGGCAACGGCTGGGCCAAGCCCACGGTGAGTTCAGGCGCAGTTTCTTTTGGTTCGAGGGTTTCGGGCACCAGGGAAAGTACGTTCCCCACGACCTCGGCCGGAAGCACATTGAGAACGCTCTCAGCGACATCACCATCCAGATGAACGCAGAGGACTACCTCGAAGTCCCTAGCGTAAGTTTAAACGATGTGAAGGTGGAGCTGTCTCCAGAACAGCGGGTGATGTACGAACAGCTGGAGAAGGAGCTGTTCCTGAAGCTGGAGCAGACCAGCATCGAGGTGTTCAACGCTGCATCGCTCTCCATGAAGACCCGGCAGTTCGCCAATGGTGCGCTCTACCACACCGACACCGATGGGCCGGCGAAGCCCTGGTCTATCGTGCATGAGCTGAAGTACGAGGTGCTCGACAGCATCATCGAGGAGGCCAACGAGAAGCCGGTGCTGGTCGCATACGCCTTCGTGCATGACGCGGAGAGAATCAAAAAGCGCTACAAGCACGTCGAGCACTTCAGTGCGAAGCTGAGCGAGAAGAAGGCTATCGACATGGAGGCTCGCTGGAACCGGGGGGATATCCCTGTCTTAATTGGACACCCACAGAGCATGGGCCATGGCCTGAACCTGCAGGAAGGCCCCTGCCAGGACCTTGTCTTCCTCGGGCTACCATGGTCCCTTGAGGACTACCTGCAGACCATTGGTCGCATCAAGAGGCAGGGCGGCCAGCAGCACATCACCGTACACCGGGTGCTCGCCCGGGCGACCACCGATATGGTGATGCTCCGGGCAATCAAGATGAACGACGACACCCAGGAGGGACTGAAGCAGGCCCTGAACGAGTACCGGCTGGAGAAGCTCACTGGAGCGGGTTGACGACCCCTACGGAATCTTCAAGCCGCTCCCTCCCCTCCTGGCCGGCTGCAGCGCCGGGGCCGGCGAGACCGAAGCCTGGAGCACGCTCGAACACCGGGCGGGTCAGCTCCTTACGGAGGATGCTCTGGAGCCTCTGCCCGAGCTGCATCGCGAACATACCCGTGGCCGCCCCACCGACCACGGCTCCGATGGAGTCCGATGCCCCCATCGCGCCGGCGCTGGTCATCAACGTCTCCAGCGCCGCGGTGAGGTTCGCGGAGTTCATGTACCCAGTTCCCGAGCGGTTGGTTGCCATCTGTTTCGGGATGAGGCGGGCCGCGTAGGAGTTCAGCTTTGCCAGCTCCCGGTGCTCCTGCGCCGTGAGAAGCCGCTCGATTAGAGCCGAGTTCTGCTCGTTCGCTTTCCGCCACGCAGTGGTGAACCTCTCGGGAGAGATGAGCCCATCTGGACCGGTAACCGCCAGTTTAAACCTCTCCATCGCCGCCCCCTTCAGGGCAGTGAAGACGGGTCCGTCGTGACCGTTCGCTTCCTGCACCCGCCGCAGCACCTCCAGGGTGTGCGTGTTCCCGAAGGGGTTCGCGCTCGGGCTGGTGGACCCGAAGATGAGTTCAGTCACCTTATCGCCCGAGACCTCCTTGTCCTCGATAACCCGCTGCAGTACCTTCCCAGCGGGGTCAGGCTTCTTATCGCCCGACTTGTATCGCCCCCTCCGCGGTGAATAGAGGTGCCCATACTTGGCCCGATACTTGATGCCGTCCTGCAGCGCAGAGACCGCTGCCGGGTCTCCAGCGACCTTCCCTTGTCCGACTAGCCCGGCCAGCTCTTCATCGATGTTCTCCACCACCTGCCTCAGGACACGGTCTTCGCTCCGGGTCCCCTTTCCCACCCGGTTCGAGGCGAACTTCCGCAGCATATGAATCGCATCGGCGCCAACGGTGACCCGGGTGGTCCCGGGCGGGAGGTTCTCCGGCGTGACAAACTGCCGCGCCTTTCCCATCCAGTCCGCCACGTTCGGGAGCCCGGTCGGGTCGTGAACAGCTTCTGGCGGGAGCCGCTGTATCACGCTGTCCACGAGGCCCTCCGCATCGGCCAGCTCTATGTCCACCTTGTTGTTTCGCATGTAGTCAAAGGCTTGGTCGACCTTATCGTTCAGCTCTTTCGCGCCCTCACGCAGAGGACCCACTCCGGCCATGACCCGCTGGGGCACCGTGCCCGAAGGGATGCTCGGGTCCGCTTTGTTCTGTACGGTACCGAGCCTCTCGCCAACGGCACCCCGTTGCGCGTTCAGGAAGTTCGTCGCCTCGTCCGCGACATCGGGCCCCTCCATCCCGGCGAGGAGCCGCTGCTCATAACGCTGGTCAACGACGTTCCCCGTCTCCTGCCCCCGAGTGAGGGGGAGCCCGGTAGCGGGGTCGGTGCGGTTGGTGATGGGAGGCATCCGCCCTGAGGAGCCGGCAGGAGGGGGAGGGAGCGCGGCACCACTCTCCCGCCCCAGGCCGGAGAGGGTCCTTGCGACGAGCTGGGGGGCCACATCCCCGACAGCGCCCCCTATCCCCCCGAAGAGGCTCTGCCGTAGCTTTCCCTGGGCCGTGTTCGTGGGGTCGAACTGGCTGATGCCCTGCGCGGACCCGTAGGCCAGCCCGCGTAGTGCTGAAGGCACCGCGGCCAGGGGGCGGACCAGACCAGGGGCGACCCCTCCGGTGCTCACCACGTTGCCGGCCATCTCAGGAGCGACAGCCCAGGGGTACCCGGTCTGCACGTCCCCCTGGTAACGAGCGATGTCCTCGTTCACCCCCCGGGTGTACTCGTCAGCAGTCCCCGGCGCCACAGCCCCTGCCATCTCCCCTACGTTTAAACCAAGCTGCTTCGCCCCCTGAAACGTGTTCATCATCCCCCGGCCGGCGGCGATTCCGGGGACGTCTAGGGGGCCGATGCCCATCCGCTGGAGCCGCATCCGGGCCTCCTTCGCGGGGTCGGTGCGGTGGGACATGTCTCGCTCCAGCCGCTGCCGCTGCTCCAGAGTACGGAGGTACTGGATGCCCTCGTCAGTGAGACGACCTGCGGACTTGGCTGCCCGGTACTGCTCAAGCTGTTGAAGTTCATCCTTGGTCATTTCTTCAGGTGCCCCGGGTTGACCATCGGGAGCGGCCGGGACCCCACCAACTTGTTGAAGTCACCCCGGAGCTTGTTCAGGTTGAACGCCAACTCCTCCGGGGGCTTGTAGTCGAAGGTGAAGTCAGCCAGCTCCTCCGCCCCCGCCGCGGCCCCCTTCTCCTTCAGGAAATTGAGCATCTTCTGGTGCTTGTCCTGGGCTCTGAGAGATGCGTTGCGGAGGATGTTCAGCAGTACGAAGTTCGTGAACGGCTCCAGCTTGGTCCCCGGCGAGATGCTGATGGCGTAGGCCCGCTCGCCCTCGGATATGGCCCCGGTGAACGCCTTCAGCTTTTCCAGCACCACCTCGCCCATCTGGCTGTTGAAGACCTCATAGCTCGCCACCGAGTTCGGGTCGAGCCCGAGGAACTTCGAGATGCCCTTACGGAGGTCCGCCCACTGCCCGGTGGGGGCGCCCTGAGCAATGAGGTCCCCTAGGACCTGGAGGCCCTGGTCCGCAGCGAAGAGGGCAGGACCCGCCTCCTGGTAGCCCTTGAGGGTCTCGCTCAGGGTTGACTGGTTCATCGCCTGGAAGGGGCTCACCTTGGCCCCGGTCGCGGGATACACGGTGGTGCCCCCGACATGCACCGACTGCGCCTTCGACTTGTTCAGCTCCATCATCGTGTCCATGATTCGGCTTCGGTCAGCGGGGTCGAGGCTGTTCAGGTAGTTCGCGGTCTGGATGTCCGCGGGGAGCTTCTCCGGCTGTGCCGCGTTCATTGCCATCTGGGTCATCAGCTCGGGCACCGACTCCGGGAAGTACTTCCCGAGGAAGCCCATCATCTGCTCGCCCTGAGGCCCGAGCATACCTGCCGCCTGCTGCTGGAACTCCGGGCTCTGGATGCTCTGGAGCCGCTCCCGGCGCATGTCGAGGTCGCTCAACCTCTGCTGGTTCATCTGCTGCTCTTGGTCGCCCAGCAGATACTGCTGCTGACTCTGCATCCCGAGGAGGCCCCCGGTGCCGAGCGCTCCGAGCGCTCCCCGCTCGGGATTAGCGGCAAGAATCCCCAGCCCCATGTGGAACAGGGGGTTCTTCATCGCCCCATTGACCCGGTCTAGAAAGCTCATTTAAACGCCTCCTCCTTAGTTCCCCGGGTACATCCCGTAGCCGTAGGGGCCGTAGTTCGGGTTCAGGGTCGGCGGCAGGAGCGACCTGGGCATGTCGAATCCGCCAGTGCCTTGCGGAACTTGCATCTCAGTGCCCATCCCCCCGAGGCCACTGAGGCCCCCCAGGGCGCTCCCCACGGCGCTCGCTGCGGTTCCCAAGCCCCCGAGGGCGCCCCCCACCCCAGGCATCCCCATCAGGGTTGTCCCCACGCCCAGGATGGCCTGCAGGGGGCTCATGCCGGGGCTCTTGCTCTCAGTGGCGGTGGTCCCCTCCGAGGTCCCCGTCGAGGTCCCCTCCGAGGTGCCCCCGAGCTGCCCGAGAGGGTACAGGAGGGAAGCCGCCCTCTGAGCTTGGGTGTAGGGCGCATCCTGGTTGTAGTAGTGCGCTGCCTGGGCCCCCTGCCTCGCCAAATCATCCTGAGCTTGGTACATGCTCCCCACACCGAACTGGGCCTGATAGGGCGCCTGGGAGAGGTTCAGCGCGGTCGGCGCGTAGTTCAGGCCGAACTGCTGCTGCTGCAGACCGCTGTTGTAAGCCCCGAGAGCAAGGCCCGCCTGGGCGTTGCTCAGCCCCTGGGAGGCGAGGCCGCCGGCAACACCCCTCGCGATGGCGTCCCGGCTGGAGCCGCCCTCCTGCCCCGCCATCGTGGTCCCGGTGCGGATGGCCGGCATGATGTTCAAATCAAGCCCCTGCTGCGCCTGCTGCGCGAGCGCGTTCGAGGCGCCCTGGTAGTAGGGGTTGCTCGCGAGGTCGGTCGCGTTGAGGGTCTGCTGGTACGCTCCGAGCGCAGGGTTAACCAGCCCCGGCATCACGTTCTGTGCGTTCGCCAGCTGCCCCTGGAGCGCTCCCGTCTGGGTCGCGTTCATTGGGGTGTAAGTGTCCCCATAGAACGACAGGGGCTGGTTCAGGATGTCAGTGGCTGCGCCCCCAAGCGCTTCCAGCCCCGGCACCGCGGGCGCGTAGGGGGCCCGCGTCATGTTCTGCGTCGAGTTCTGCGTCGTGCTCTGCTGGGAGCTTTTCCGCTGGGTTCCGCCCCCAAGGAGTCCACTCAGGAATCCCATCATGCTCTCCTTATGTGAGGCCCGCCTGGACCCAGCCACCGTCGTAGACGTAGAGACGATTATTGGCTGAATCATAGCAGATGGGCACGAAGCCCGACCTGGAGTTCGGGACCCCGGTGGGGACCCCGGACACCGAGGGTATAAACAGGAAGCCGTCGGTGCTTGTGGTCCCCAAGGAGCCTGACCCGAGTGCCACGTCGCCCCCGTCGAAAGCGGCGAGGTAGGTTTCGATGACGGCCTGGGTGTCGTGCGTCACCTGAGAGATGGTGTGCGACTTGGTGGACACCTTGCTCCGGTGCTCGACCACGTAGTTCTGGGCAGCCACCGAGTAGCTCGTGAGCGCCCTGACCTGGACCACTGCCTCAGACCCGAGTGCCGCGATGCTCGCGGTCTCCGTGCTGAGGTCGGTAGCGGTCACAACAAACGCAGCCTGCCCATCTGCGTTATCGAGGTACTGCGCTTTCGTGAAGACGTTGTTGAAGTCCTCAAGCGCCATCCGGCCCCACCTGGAGCCCGCCCAGTCCTCTGCATAGCCGTAGAACCCTTTCCCGGGCCCGGGGTCACCGGCGTCTCCGAAGTACTGGAGCATGCCTACCCGAGGCTTGTCAGGGACCCGCACCGGGTCCAGCTCCAGCCGGGTGGCGAGCGCATCGGCAATCGCAAGCAGCTGACTCCAGATGTAGTCCGGAGCCCACTCTTCGGGAACCGGGAGCGGGATGTACTCAGCGACCACCGGAAGGCTCCCATTCGAGGATGAGGCCCTTCACTCGCCAGCTCGCACCATCGGTGGAGCCGATGCGGAGGGTGTGGAAGAGCCCATCCGAGCGAGCGTCGACCCTGGTCATCTCACCCGGCACGAACGTCTCCACCTCACCCCATGTGACCGGCCCCTTCGGGGCGAGCTGAGAGCCCACCTGGACCGTGAAAGGCTGGCCCGAGGCCCGCACTCTCACCCCCACCACCGTCGCAGCCCCGGGCGCAATCTTGAGCCCGGTGCGCTCGACGTAGCACTCCGGGTAGCTCGCACCGAAGAGCCTCCCGTCATCGAACCGATAGATGCTGCCGGGGGTGGCGGAGAGGAGGATGTCGTTCGCCGCGTTGTAGGTTCGGGCGCCCCACCGCAGGAGCGGGTACTCGGTCCAGGCCATGCCCATGTCCGACCACAGGAGGGGTCCCGTATCGAGCACGAGCCCCCTCTGGATGTCCATCAGGGACGCCGGCAGCTCTCGTACGGTCCAGGGCGTCCCAGCCGCCCTGTAGTCCCACACGAGGGCCTTGGTGAGGAAGGACGCGCCCTGCTCCGGGAACGCCAGCCAGACCTCGTTGTGCTCCCGGTGGTGGACCATCACACAGCGGCCAAGGTTGTCCTGGTCGATGGTGCTGAAGAGCCACTCCCTGAGCCGCCGGTCGATGATGCTCTGGATAGAGCGGCCATCCGTGAGTAGTACGTCCCCATCACTTACGAACACCAGCGCCGCCGGCCGGTTGTCCTGCTGGCTGAACGAGCACAGCGCTCTCTTTGCGAGTAGCCCCGCTTCGAGAGAGATGTTCGTAAACCGGAACACCCGGGAGCCCCCGATGTAGCTCATCGCGTGGAGCTGGTTCTCCGCGAAGAGAGCGAGGATGTCCTGGACTTGGCTCGCATTCATGAGCCGGGCCGACTTGTCACCGAAGTTGTTGTAGCCGGCGTCGAGAGTCGGGTCTGTCTCGTCCCAGCTGGTCGGGAGGCCCGAGCCCGGGGCTTGATGGGACCACATCACCCGATAGGGGAAAGAGCTACCTCCGACCTCTACGTTCAGCGCCACCAGGAACTGTTTATAGGCTGCGATGGCCTGCGCTCGCCCCCCTGAGGGCCAGCCTGGAAGGAGGTCGAACGCGACCCCGGTGTCCATATTCCAGTAATGGGGCGCATCGAGCCCGTTTGTGATAACGAGGTTCTCGTTCAGGACGGTACTTGACCAGAGGTCCCCCGCGCCCCCTGTGAAGGGCACCGTGGGCGTGATGTCGGTGTGGTTCGTGCCATCGAAAGCGTAGGCGTCCGTGAGCCCCGCATAAACCCAGAAGTGCGCGGTGTCCCTCGTGACCGGGAAGATGCCGTAGGGCTGGACCGCGGGGGAAGCCACTGCGCTGTGCCCCGCGAAACTGACTATCTCGTCCTTGTCCATGCGGACATTTAAACCATCGCTCCAGGCATTGTCCGGCAGGTCCACCGGGTTCATGTCCTTCACGATGCCCACTGCACCGAGAGCCTCGATGGGGTACAGCTCGGGCTCGGCGTACTGCTTCGGGGCAAGCTTCAAGCTCACGTCAGGTCCTCCCCGAGCAGCACGAGAAGCTCCTGCACCGTGAGGCTAGGGTCTGCGAGGAGGGCGGTAACCTGGGCCTGGACCCCTGCATTACGCATCTCCCTCAACGCGGAGAGCAGCGCCGTCCCCACAGCGTGTGCGTTGCCGGCGGTAACGAGAGCCAGGAAGTTATCCCGCTCCCCGGCGTCCATCCTCTGGAGCGCGGTGAGCACTTCCGCAGCTGTGACTTCCGAGTTCGCCGTGGAGGTCAGCTTCTGGGTCAAGTACCGAGCAAAGGTAGCCATCAGACTATTGCCCCCGCGTATGAGTAAATCGAACCCGTGAGCGAGTAGCCGCTCTTGTAGACTGCGTAGCCCGCGCTCCCGCTGGAGCCACCCGAGCCGGCGTCACCAGCGATCCCGCCCAGGACCCCTGCGGCGCCAGCGATGCCCGTAGAACCGTAGGACCCGCCCGCTCCCCCGGCGCCCGCGTAGGTGCTCCCGGTGTGAGCAGCGCCCGCTCCGCCAGAGCCTCCCCCGGAAGTGCTCCCAGGGTTGCCAGCCGTGCCAGAAGCGTAGGAACCAATGCCCCCCGCGCCCCCCCAGATGGACGCGTTGTTCTGGTAACTGTAGTAGCCTGCTCCGCCGCCGCCTCCGCCTCCGCCAAAGCCCCGGACGATAGAGTCAATGCCGAGACCGCCGCCGCCTCCGCCGCCGCCCCCTCCACCGTAGAACCGGATGAGGTTCCCCGGCTCTAGGTCTGCGTTCCGGTCCAGCACGAATGCGTATCCGCCGTTCCCGCCGGCCGCCCCGTCCCCGCCATTCTGGGGCGCCGTGCTTGCCCCGCCACCGGTTCCACCTCGACCTCCATAACCGAGGACTTCGCTGATTGTGGTCGCCCTGATTAGCAGCGTCGAGCCAGCGCCATAGCCAGTGCCGGTCCTCAACGCGTAGGTGTTCAAGCCCACACACTTCTTCCCATTTAGATTGAAGATGTAGGTCGCACCCGGGATGGTGATGTCGATGGCCGCAGACGCAAAGAGGGTCGCCATGTTGACGTCGGTATAGACATTGCTGCTCAACACCAGCTCGTACAACGCAGGAGGCGGCGGCGGTGGTGTCGGCGGCGGCGGGGTATGCATCCGAATAACGAACATCAGGTGGTGTACTCGGTTGCGGCATATCGCCACGTACCATCGGAGTCATCATAGTCCGCCACCATGATTACTACATAGCCATTCAGCCTGCTGAAGTTTTGAGTCCCAATGGCACCCACGTTGAATGGCACGAAGCAGGAGTAGCCGTCCCCTGCCCACTCCACTACGACCTCGATGTTTCCCGGCTGAGGGGTACCGATGAAAGAGAGGGTAACGGTGCCAGTGAGCCGAAGCCGGAATCTGGTGTAGAGGTCGAGGTCCAGGTTTACCGCTCCGGAGACGTTCCCCAGGTTCACCGAGGAGATGCCCTGGGGCGCGGTGAACGTCCGCTTCTCGCTGGTGATGAGAGTCTCGGTATCGAGAGCAGCGTGCGCTGCGTTTTCGTTTGCTGACGTGAGCAAGCTCAGAATGAACGCCTGAGCCCCAGCGAGCGAGTTCAGCTCCGCGGTGGTAGCACTCATCTCGGCGCCGATGTTCGGGAACGACGCGAGGAGTACGTTCTTCAGAAGGCGGAGGTGGTCATCGCCCTCGTAAACGAAGTCGCCCGAGCTTGGGTAGCTGGCGACGAGTTCATCGATGTAGGTGGCGCTCTCGATGGTCATCCCCATCTCCCCTTTGCTGTCCGAATAGTGAGTCCTCCGCCGGCAGGGTATCGCTGTGCCTCATCGAACAGGATGAGGCTGTCTTCCTCCAGCTGCCGCATCGTGTGCCACGTCTGAACCCGCTCATCGTTCTTGAGGTACGGCTCTGCATGCTTCAAGGTGGTGTAAAGCAGGAGCCCCGGGAAATTCTCCAGCCACCAGTTGCTGCTCACCGAGTCAGACAGCTCCTGGAACTTCGCCACCACCCCCGCCTCAATCTCCAGCACGCTAGAAGGCACCGGGCCGAGCTGGATACGGTCTCCATGCAGGGTGTACTTGTCCGGAGTTCCCGCAACGAGCAGGCGTTTGTCCGAGGTGAACTGCTCAGAGGTGATGTAGTCGATGGGGTCCGCGCCTATCTGGTTTAAACGCAGCCACCGTAGGCTCTTGTACCGAGTCGGGTACTCCAGGTAGGGGGAGCCAGCTACCGTGTCCACGTACTCCACCGTCTCCATCGCGAAGAGGGTGAACTTTGCATTCAACTCCTTCTCCGCGAGCGTGATGAAGGCGGGCACCATCGCAGTGAGGTTGGTCTTCGCCAGCCACTCCGCCACCGTGGCTTTAAGGTCGGTGTAGGTAGTGAAAGCACTCACTTGCCACTGCTCCCGTTGACCCGGTCGGTGAGTTTCTCCACCGCTTCACGCAGCTCTCCCCTGCCCTCTCCTCCCAGCTTCACCTCAGTAGTGAGCGCCCTCAGGGAGGCAGTCATCTCAGAGAGGTTCCCCGCCACCCTATCTTGCGATATTCGCACTCCCTGTACTTCGGCCCGAATCTCCCCGGTTATCGAGTCCAGCGCGGAGAGCCGCTGGTCTCTGAGTGCGAAGTCTTTCCCGACGGCTGCCGAAGAGACGTAGCTCCCCTCTACCCTCCGGAGCCGTTCGTCCTGGACGTTGACATTGTGGTTGATGCTGGCCGCCCACCAGACTCCGACAAAGACCTGGGTCGCCACTGCGCTCAGTAGCATAAGGGCCCACTTGCGAACGACATCAGCGACAGCGTCCTCGATGAACTTCTTATCGCCATCGACTAGCGAACCCAGTTTTCGCCTCTCAGTGGCGCGAAGCTCGGACACCTTGGCATCCCTCCTTGAGAAGTGAATAGCTGCTGTTTACGCGCTGGTCACGCTCGGGTCCACCTGGACATTCAGCGTGTCGCCGCTCTCCACGTCCCGGGTACTGGAGAAGCTCGCTTCACCGTAGAGAACTCCGGTGGTTCCCGTCGCTGCTGATGCCAGGAACGCACCATTCAGGGTCGCAGTTCCCGTGATAGGGAAGCTCGCCTTGCTGGAGCTGTTCGACATCGCTCCAGCGGCGGCAACCCCGTTCTTGGTCCAGGTCTGCCGGTTCCCGGTGTAGGTAGTGAACTCAGTCCAGCCGGCGTGGCTGGCGAGCGTGTCCCCGGCCGCAAGAGCCGAGAACGCGGCGTTGTTGATGAGCCCCACGTACCACGCGGTCTCCGGGGTCGTGCCCCCGAGGGTCGCATCGAGAAGGTTGTTCAGCCCCTCGGTGGTGACGAGGTTTGGAACCTCCTCCACCCACTTCAGGTTCCCATGCTTGTCAAAGCAGGTGATGCGATAGAGCGTCTTCGCAGCCACCAGCGCGGCCAGAGCTTGTACTACGTCCATTCCGTTTACCTCTCAGTCCAGTCAGTGTCGTCTTTCGGTCTCAGAGTCCATGAGCCGGTTGCTGCGGGCCTCTCGACCCACGTAACGCTAACCCCTGAAGCAGGCTCCCACCTAAGTCTAGCCGATGCAGCGAAGGAGATGTAGGCGCCCAGGGAGATACTATTCGTGAGCCCTTCCGAGGCACCATACGCCGCCAGAAGAGCCTCTATCGGGAGGGCCACCTGGACCCCATAGACCGAGCCGGCGACCGAGAGGTCCATACTCACCTGGGCGACCAGGGACGCGACCTCCAGAGCCGCCAGGGTGCGGGAGCCGGTGATGTCCGCAACGCTGGCGATGGTGACTGTTCCAGTTACCGTGAGCGCCGCGGTTGTATCCACCCCCGCCTGGGCAGCGAGAGCCAGCGACCGCTCCAGCTCCGCGGTGGGAACTGCAGGGAGGACAGCGGTCACGGCTATCGCGATACTCTGGTTCGCAATCAGGTTCCCCAACGTGTTTAAACTAGCTGTGACTGGGAGCGATATGCTTGCTGATAGCGCTAGTGGGTCGAGGGTGCAGTTGGACGCGATAGCGCTGCCGGCTGGCTCGGAGAAGCTGCCCCCTGAGCCGAAATTGTAGGCGAACTGAGAGACTCCCCCGCTAAGGTAAACGAGGGGCTGGCTCCCTGTCGGGGTCGAGCCATCCTGCCCAAGGTCCACCTGCTCCCGCCCGCTCGACCTGAACTTCTGGAGGGTCGCAGTGTCTGAGAAGTCCACATACTCTGCGGCGACCCAGAGTTCAGCGATACAGGCCTCGGGAGCATCCCCGGAGAGAACAGGGCCTCCCTGCCACAGCCCCAGCACGCCCCAGTAGTCCGCGCTCCACATGGTGTTGCCAGCATTGTGGGTGCCCAGGACCGTCATGGATACGTCGACCCCGTCTACGTACCCGATGAGGGTGCCGGTCCCGTTATTCCAGGCCAGTCCGATATGCTGCCACCGGCCGGCGGAGGCCTCGATGACACCGGCTGAGGAAGACTGATACGAGAAGAGGTCAGCACCGCTGGAATCCCTGCAGTACACGAACAGCCTTCCCTCGTCGGTGACCTCCAGCCCGAACCACCCTACGAAACCCCCTCCGCTGTTCCTGGACCCGAAGATAGGGAACTGAGCGCTGCCGCTGTCCGGGCCGTGCCAGTCGAACCAGAGCGAGATGGCCCCCACTGCGGAGTCGGACCCGAGGCTCCCCTCCAGGTAGTACCCGTCTGAAGCTCCCCCCGGCCCATACACCCCCATCGAGATGTTGGGCGCTCGGGAGGAGCTTGCCAAGCTCGCCACCACCGCAAGAGCGAGCTGCTCCATGAGCGTGAGGTTGCCCGTCTCTGCCACCGAGGCGGAGGCCGCCATCGCAGCGACCTCGCTCATGGTCAGCATCCGGGAGCCAGCCAGCGCTCCCTGCACGGCAAGTGATATCTGCTCCACCGTGGAGAGGCTTCTCCCGGGCGCCATCGTGCTTGAAGCCCCGAGGCTTACCGAGGCCCCAAGGACGGCGTTGCGAGAGCCAGCCAGCGCTCCCTGCGTGACGAGGCTTACCGAGGCCCCAAGGACGGCGTTGCGAGAGGAAGCAAGAGCCCCCGACGTGACGAGGCTTACCGAGGTCCCGAGGACGGCGTTGCGAGAGGAAGCAAGGGCTCCCGACGTGGCGAGGCTTACTGAGGCTCCAAGGGCAGCGCTACGAGAACCAGCCAGCGCCCCCGATGCGGTGACCGAGATGGTCTCGTTGAAGGTACTGCCTGTCGACACATATTCATGCGCCCCGATGTCCCACGTCGCATCACGAGTTACGCCAACGATGTCCGCCGGGAACGTGCCGGACAGGTCAGTGCCCTGGTCAACGAGCTTGCTGCTGCCGATGTTAGCGAGACTGAAATCATCGTTCGCGTAGTCGGTGAACTCTGTTGTGCTGACGCTGTTCTGCGTGATGTTCGGGCTGCTAGTGGACGCATTGTCGGTCGCATTGGTTGCGCCCGTGCCCCATCCAGTCCCGCCGTCCACATAGTCGTTCGTGCAGCCGATAGCGACACAATTTTTAAGGGTAGTAGTTCCCGCGCCAGTCGCCGATTTGAACCCCGTTGTACACTTGAACGCGCCGCAGTTGTAGATGTTCGCATTGCTGGTGCTACTGGAGGGAAAGAAGCCGTTAAGACCACCTCCGGCGATGCAGTTACGAAGCTCGTGAGCGACTGAGAATCCATAAAATGAGAAGCAATAGCGGTTCGTCCCCGTTCCGCATCGGGATAGAACCCGCTCGACGTGGGTAACCTCACCTGAACTAAGCCTAAGACCGTAACTTGATGTGCCGGTGCCCGCCAGCTCTATACCGCTGACCACAACACCAGGCTCTTGGACCTGCAAGCATATAGCAGACGCGTTCGTCGTAATCTCGTACCCTACGCCACGTAGCCCTCCGTGCGCGCACGTCTTGGTCGCCCCACCGATAGTAGCCCCGTCCCAGTCTCTGTCCCACGCCGTGTCATTGGCGATGATGATAAGACCCTTAACATCCTCAACGGTCCAGCTAGATGTAAGGAAGTTCACAGTGTTGGCATCAGCTCCCGCCGCGCCCCGGTTGCAGTAGATAATCAGCCGGTTGCCAGTAGCAACGGTCCCCCGCTCTGCCAGCTCGCAGGCTTTCAGCGATGTATAGGCCGCATTCGAGCCTGAGAGCGCGTCAGTCGTGCCGTCTCCGCCCGCACTACTGGTGTCGACGTAGCGGTAGGTGTCCGTCATTACGGGGCGCCGAGGTCCGCATCAGTCAGCGTGATGCCAATGGCCTTCCGCTCGATGTAGAGCTTCGCCTGCTCCCAGGTGAACGTCGCGTAGCCGTCACGCAGGAAGCGGTTCCACTGACCGGGCGGGATGCGAGTCTGTTGTAGCCCCCACCGCTGGTGACGTGTGGTGATGCTGTCGTCCTGCGGGTCCCACTCTCGTTGGTTCTGCAGCTCGAACTGGTAGATGTTGTCGATGGGCACGCCAATGAGGAACACGTAAGCGGTGTTGGGCTGGATGTACTCCCGGGTGTACTCGGAACCACTCCAGGTGCCCATCTGCGCCGCCGGATGCGCGGCGACCATGTCGCCAACGGAGTAGCCTCCCTCCGAAGGGGAACCGTTATCAATCACAGATACCTGAACACAAACATCCATCACGGCAGCTCTCCTCCCCCCCTCAAGTTGATACGACAGCTGTCGCGTAAGTGTTCGCGAAGGAGGAGGCGCCATCCCAGGCTGGGTCAACTGTCACCACGATGCTCACGGTCTCCCCGATGGAGAGGCCAAAAGCCGTGCTGTTTGCTGTGAGCGTGCCTTCGAGCACGAAGGTCTTACCGACGATGCCGCTGCCCCCGGTGACGTTCCCCGTGATGACGACCCCTAACACGTTGTCGAGGACCTCGAAGAAGCCGGAGATGGCAGGGAGAGCGGTGAAGTCCGCAAAGACCTCGGTGGTCCCTCCATCGCCCGGGTCCGCGGTGTTGTCGCCCAGGTACGTCAGCTCATCGACCGTATAATCGCAGCTGTACGCTCCCTCGGCTCCCTGAACCACCGAAGGCGTGAAGATGGCGGGGGCGGCCGACTGCTTCGCCGTAAGCACCGACCACTGCCCTGGAATGAGCGGCACGAGGTTGCCCCCTTCCCTGGTGGTAGCGCGCTTTCTGGGCAACACCAACACCCTCCCAACCCGGCGCCCCATCAGCGGGTCCCCGGCTTGCGACCACCGCTCGCTTCGCTCGTGCGAACCCTCTTGAAGTCGGGGTCGTTGATGAGCGCAATCAGCTTCGTCTCCCGCTCCTTTCGGTCGGGGCTGCGGAGCGCGGGATGGTCCCTCTTCCACCGCTCGTACAGCTCGATGGGGATACTCGCGACGTGGTGCCCGAACTTGTGCCGGTCGACGCTGTGCCCCCGCTCGGCTCGCAGCTCTGCGTTGCGGTCGAGGATGGCGTTCTCCTGTCGAGTGCTCTGCACCGAGGACGCTGTGAAGCCATCCTCATCGACCTCGACCACGTCGTACTGGTCCCCGTGGTCATAGACATCCGTGATGAATCGCCGGCCCATGGGACCTCCTACTTCTTGAACGAGATGCCCGTGTTGGTCTTGAACCGGAAGAAGATGTTCACCAGCGTACCGAGCCCGGTAGCGATGGCTGCCTGTTCATCCACTCCGACAGTGACCCCCTGGGATTGAGCCACGAGGACCCCCATTGAGGCCGCGAGACCGATGCCGTTTACCCAGAGGGTCCAGGAATCTCGCGGTGGCTTTGTCTCTGGCATTGCTCCCTCCTATTTAAACAGAGGGGGCGCTAGGCCCCCTCCGTAGTGGTTGACCGCTCCCCTTCAGGGGACGGTCATCAGACGGTCATCGCCACGGTTGCATCGATGTCAGTGATGACTGCGGACGCCGCCTCGTTCTTGCAGATGAGAGCGTAGTCCACCAGCAGCTCCCGGTTCTGCGCGTCACCCGTGGTCGCCAGCTCGATGGTCCGGAAGTTCCGGAGGTAGCTGACCGCCCACATCGCGGCCGAGTAGATGTACAGCACCGAGGCGTTCGGTACGGTCCCGTTGTGGAAGATGAAACGGTTCGGGATGATGGTCAGCGCCCCGAAGTCGGACACGAAGACGTCGACCGCGCCGGTCGCCATGGCCTGCGACTTGCCGTCACCCGCGGTGTCCTTGTAGAGGGTGGCGACACGGGCCGAGGAGCTGAAGAGGAAGGTCGAGATGACCGTCTTCAGTGCCGGGGCCACCATGATGGTGTCCGAGTCCCCACCGCTGTCGTACTGAGCCTGGATGGCCGTCCGGAGCTTCGTCTCCGTGAGGGCGGCATCGGTGCCGGCAAGAGTGGCGCCTGCATCCGGGTAGCCGTAGGTCGTGCCCGAGAGGGTTCCCGCGCTCGAACCCGAGGCAGCCATCGTGGTGAAGTTGGTACGAATCCACGCCAGGAAGCCGGCGGTCGTGGAGGCGGCCGAGCTGGTGCCCGCCGAAGCCGCTTGGTTGGAGGTGATGATGGCCTCCATGTCGCGCTTCAGGGACTTGCTCGCCTTGCTGAGCTGGTAGGCCAGCTCCGTCCGACGACCGGCCTTGTTCACGGCATCGGCACGGCCCGAGACCTTGATAACCTTCGTGGAAATCTGGTGGTAGTTGCCGACCCGGTTGGTCGCCTCCGACTGGTCCGAACCCGCATCCGCACCGTCGATGGCGGCGTTGGCCGGGTTCACCGAGTGGAGGTTGTCCTGCTGCCACTCGGCCAGGGTGTTGCCCGAAGACTCGCGCCCGACACTGGACAGGAACTGGGTCCGGGTGGGGTCGATGTTGTAGATGATGTTCGACAGCTGCTCGCGCACAGAGTCGCCTGCGGTCGCGAGGTCGTAGCGGTCGTGATTGGTCGTGCTCATTGGAATGCCTCTTCAGCTGGATAAGGTTTAAACAGCCCCTATTGCTAGGAAAGCTGCTGCGGCATCGCGGTCGCTACCGCTTCGTGCCGCTCTCTTCAGGATGGCAGCCGCCTTCTCCCGCTGTGCGGTCTCAGGTGCTCGTGACGCTCCGGGTTTCAACCGTTTCGGGAGCTTCACCACTCGCTTTGCATCGGGCTTCGCGTTCTTCGCCAGTGCCTGATAGCGGAGACCGTCATGAATCACCCGCATCAGCCGGTGGTCCATCACCTTCGAGAACTCCTGCTCCGAGTAGCCGTAGCTCTGAAGGTACTTCCGCATCTCCTGCACCAGCGGGTCCCGCTTCGCGTCATCCCCGAACTCGGGAATCGCAGCGAGCAGCTTCCCCCACTCTCGCGTCTGGTACGCATGAAGCTGCTGCTGCTGCATCGCTTCAGCCTGGGCCATCTCCTGCCGCCTGTGCTCTTCAATCGCACCGAGGCGGCTGTTGAGCGCTTGGTAGCGTTCCGCGTACTTCTGCCGCTCCAGAGCAGCGAGACCGGGGTCCCTCTCCTCTAGTGCCTTCCAGTCTTGGTCCTGGAACTCCTGCCCGAGGGCGGACTGGCTGACCCGGATGAGGTCCTCCGCATCCTGGAGCTTCTGCATGTACGACTGATGGGCCTGCTGCCTCTCTGCGACGAGCTTCTCCCGCTCGCCGCTCAGGGCTTCATGCTTGCCATATAAGCTCTTGTCCAGCTGGTAGCTCTTGACAAGGTCCTTCAGGGTAGCGGTGGACTGCTCCCCATCCACGGTGACCTTGAAGAGGACGTTTCCGTCCTCTCCCTCGGGGAGCACGAGCGTGCCCTCCTCGACACCGAGGTAGGTGGCGAAGTCCGCCACATCCATCCCCTCATCAGGGGCATCAGCTTCCGCCGAGGGAGCCTCATCCTCGTCGGACGCTTCCTTCGAGGCCACCTCTGCAGCGGCCTCGTCATCTTCATCGTCAGCATCATCCGCTACGGCTGCTTTCGTCTTCGGCTTCGGCCGCGCCAGGGGGTTGCCCTCTTCGTCGCCCTTCAGGGCATCGAGAGGGTTCTCCGTGTCAGCGGCACCGAGTAGCGCTTCCAGCTCTTCAACGGGTGTGCTCATGTCCTTCCTCCACCATTCTCTCGGGCGTACATTGCCCGCTCCCTACGCCGCGAAGCCATCCCCGCGGTCCCGGTTGCCTTGTCGATACGCCGGAGCGCTTCCTCCGCATCTCCGCCGATACTGACCAGGGTCTTGAATGTCTCCTCGAAATCGTCCACCACCTTGGTCAGCATCCTGACGTAGAGCAGTTTCTGCTCGGCGGAGGGGTCGTTTAAAGAGACCGACATGAACTGAGCATAGCACCCGGTTTTCATGTCAGCCAATACTCGCTGAAACACCGGGTTCCTGAGAACCTGCTGGGAGTCGGAACCAATCCGCACGTCCTCCTGCAGGTTTCTCCCCTCTGGTTCCTTACCGAAGCCGGGTTCCTCGTTTAAACTCATGTCACTCACCTCCTTCCTGGCCCGACTCCTGAGTCTTCTTTGCAAGAGCCCCCAGGAGCGCGGTTACCCCCGAAACACCCCCCATCGCTGCGAGGAGGGTGGGGTCGATACTGCCGATGGGGAGCTTCCCAGTGAGGTAGAGGTCCCGGACCTCGGTCGGGGGCCTCCCGGTGCGCTCCGCGGTCTTCATGATGGCCTGGGAGATGAGTTCGAGCTTGCCGGCGCCGATGGGCGTATTCACCCCGGTCTGGCGTGCGAGAGCGCCCCATTGCAGAGCCTGGGCCGGTACAGATTGAATCCCCTGCCGCGCTGCAATCTCCTGATACCAAGGCCAGAGGGTATTCATCTCGGGGAGTGATACCGACTGCGCGTAGGCCTTGTTCGTGCGGGTGTCCGCGAGGCCTACACCCCGAGCCCAGTGCGCGTCTCCGACCGCGTAGTTGCTCTGCATCCCCAGCTCTGGGGGCCGGCCTGCCTTCTCGTAAGCAGCGACCTTCGCAGCGTCCCCGGTGGAGCCGGTCGCCAGGAAGCCCTCCATCGGCTTCGCCTGGGAGGTGCTGTGGTATGGGTGGGGCTTCATGAACGCCAGCTCGGGGTCATCCGGGAAGCTCACCCGACCCCCGCCCTTCATTCCGCCGCGGTCCTTGAACTCCTGGAACCTGCCCTGGTTATTGAGCCAGTCTGCGGCAGAGCCTCGGTTTATCTCCCAGTCCACCGGGGAGCCTGGGCTCGCGAGCGAGGTCAGCCCATGGAGCATATTGAACCGCTCCGCAGCTTTCTCCGGCCCCAGTAACTGCACCATCCGCTGGTAGAGCGGGTCCATCACGTACCAGCCCTGCATATCTCGCAGCCCTGGCGTGTTCTGGGCAGCGTCAAGGATGTTGCCGATACGTCGCTCATTGCTGGGCGTCATGATGCGCTGCGCGGCCCTGCTCCCTCTCCCCCTCTCAGGGGTGGCCGGCGGCACCCACGGCTCCAGCGGGGGGCCCCCGTTGGCGTTCATGGCGTTGCCCTTCCCGACCGTGCTCGCGCGGGTGGCGCCGATGTTGGTGAGGTCCTCCCGGGTCACGCCCCACAGCTCCCGGAGTGCGGGGTCCTCGGGTGAAACCCGGACATCCTTCACGATGTCCGCGGGGTTGCCGTAGATGCCAGGGTACTCGGAGCGCTCCCGGCCGCCCCTGAAGCGGGTAGCGGAGCGGGTAACTGGGGGGACCGTGCCCTTGTTCGAGCCGCCCTCCCCCATCCTCTTCAGCTCCTTCTCCAGCTGCGCCTCGGTCATATCCGGGGCGGGCACCCCAGCCCCCTCGGAGGCCATCAACGCCGGGCCTCTGTTGTGGCCCATGAGCGCCGCCCGGTCAGCTGGAGTGTTTAAACCGTTCCCTTCGAGGTCGAGCGCGTCGTAGATGTCGAACTTGGTCCCCGTGGCCCCTGAGCCCGGGATTTTCTCGGGGGAAGCGTAAGCCCGGTAATTCCGGTGCATCCAGTACGGGTTGTCTCGAAGCTCGCTCAGGGGCTTGTTGAAGTCCCGCCCCGCGGACCACGCTGTCAGTTCCCCGGTGGAGTCCATGTACTTCTGGTACGCGCTCTTCCCCCTCCCGCCGAGCGCGTCCAGGAACTGTGCAGTGGTACGGCCAGCGATTCGGCCCCCCAGAGCATTCACCGCGCTCCGAACCGCTTCGGGGTCCTTGAGCTGCTCGTCTGTGAGGTTCACCCGGGGATTACTCCGCAGGATTCCCCTCGCTTCTGCCTCCAGAAAATCATCGGTGTATTGCCCCAGGTTCGCTCCAGGCTCCATCCCCAGGAAGTTGGCGAGAGCGTGGTTCCCTTCATGCACGATGGGCCCGAGGTAGCCCTTCTCCATGTTGGTCCCTATTTCGGCAAAGGGGTGCAGCCCGAATATCTGCCCGTACTCGGTGTTGTCAGGCCCGCCCTGGAGGAGTGTGCCTCTGCCGTTCGGCCGCGCAAAGCCGCCATAGGTTTTCGCTGACTTCGCGGCTTCCTCGCTCGGGGTCCTGGGATACGCGAAGCCGACCGACACATCAGGCATGTTCGGATGCGCCTGCATCCCTCCCTCCCAGTCCACTGCATCACCGAGGCGGCCCTGCATCTGGGTCCCGGTAGCCCTACTCGTGCTCCACTTGAAGCCCTCAGGGACAGCGTTTCGCAGAGCCTCTATCTTCGCTGAATGCTCAGCGCTCCAGGCCATGTTCGCTTCCCGCTCCGCCCTCGTCATGGTTGGCCCGTACTTGTGCGGGGGCGGCTCCGTGATGAGGGCGGTGAGCTTGTCCAGGTACTCCTTGACGTTGGGCTTCAGCGCTATCTTGTCTGCAATTTGCTCGACCCAGGCGCCGTGACGTTTGCTCCAGCCGGTCTCTTTCAAGATGAGTTCGGCCGGGAAGCCCGCCTTGAGCATCCGCTGCGCCTCGGCTTTCATCTCCAGGTTGGCGATGGGGCTGTTCTCGTTGATGAACGAACGGACGGTACTCCGGCCGCTGTTCACCGTGCCCTTGAGCCCGCCCCCTGAGAGCATCGCCGCGCCGAACTGGGTCGCGTTCATCGGGCCCAGAATGGTCGAGACGCTGTCGTAGACCATCTTCTGCTCGGGGGTCTGCAGGAACCCAGGCGTAGGCGCCCCCTGGTCCGTCCAGGCGCCCCCCGCCCTCTGCTGCGCGTCCCACTCCGCGGCTTTACGTTGACGCTCCGCCTCCTGCGTCCTGAGCGCTTCTCGGGAGTAGCCTGGGGTGCCGGGCTCCAGGTAGCCGGCGGAGCTGAGCTGGGGCGGAGAGGGGCGCGTGGCGGCGGAGTAGACCCTGCTCAGCAGCTCCAGCGGGTTCAGCACCGGGGTCTCCGGCCTGGGGATGTCCATGTTGGTCCCGCTGATGAGGCCGGAGCCGCTGAACGCCTTCGAGAGATAATCAAGCGGCCCCATCGGAGACCCCCGCCTTGTTGTCCGCATTCTGCTGTGAAAGGTCGACCTTTGCGGCAACCTCCAGCTCCGTGAGCTTGGTCGCCATCTCCTGGTAGAGCTTCTCGTATTTAAACACCAGCTCCGCAGAGCGACCTTGAGCTTCGAGGGCGGTCTTCATCCGGTCGTTCTCTTGCGACTTGCTCTCCAGCTCAGCCTGGAGCTTGATTATGGAGGCCTCCATCTGGTTCTCCTTCTGGGAGGCCTCCTGCTGCCGCTGAGCCTGCTCCTGAATGAACTTCTTCGCCTCGTCGCTCTTCGGGTCCTGCCAGTAGTCCTCGGGCCTCCCGATACTGCTGAACCGGACATAGTCCTCTAGCGCACGGTGCATGTGGTCGTGCGTCACCAGCACCCCCAGCCCGCCCCCTGACGCGACCTGAGCCTGGAGCCCAATGACTTCCCGGATAAGCATCTGCTGCTTCATCCTGTCCCCGGTACCGAGGCCCACCTTCACGGTGGCCCCGCCCCGCTCTTTCCACTCGGTCGGGTTCACCGTGGTCCACTTCCCGCGAATCGGCACCGGGAGGGGCTGGTTCTGGTGCTTGGTGAGCAGTTCCCGGAGTATCAGCATCATCGGCTTCACGCCGGTCTCCGCGAGCACCCGCACGATGAGGCCGACCAGTTTCTCTTTTGCGGTCATCAGCCGCTCCACGCTGTGCGCGGGGCTGTTGCCCGGAATCATCCCCATCTCGGCGCCCTCAGGGCTCACCCCGGTACGGCCATCCCGGACCTTGTCCAAGTACTCCAGCGCGGTATATGCGGCCTGCCCCACTGGGGGCGTGATGAGCGGCTCGACCATCCCCGGCGCCTTCTGGCGGACGACTCCGCCAGGGCGGGAAGTCAGGAGGTCGTCCAGATTCACCTGCCCCACGACCGCGGCGACACGGGAATTGTTCTGGAGGTAGAGGTTGTCGAGGATGGAGCGCCAGATTCCCGTCTTCTGGTCGGCAATCATGCGGGCCCGGTCGTAGATGCTCATCCCGGTGAACTTGTGGGACATCAGAATCGGGGTCGTGCCGCAGAACGGGTGCCGGTCCCATGGCTCCATCGAGAGCAAGCTGAAGCTCCCGGTCTGGCCCCCTACGAAGCACTGGAACAGCTCAGGGACCCCATCTCCATAGAGGTCGAACTTGCGATAGCACTCGGTTATCTGCACCGTCCTGGAGAGGAGGTCCGAGCCCTCTCCATCAGTCCCGAAGCCAGAACCCATCTCCCTCTCGAAGCGTTCGCTACGCTCCTCGTCCTCGTCAATGCTGTAGGGCGGGAGGTCTTCCAGCTCCTCGATGCTCCAGCCCTCGTCCACCAGCGCACCGATGGTCGTGACCCGGCGGTGCCCGGTGAACCGAGCTTCATCCAGGATGATGGAGGTGTGGTCGGAGTTGAGGAGGAACTCCGAGTTCGGAATGCACTCGACCTTGCTCACGCTGTCGGTGAGGCGCCGCCGGATGGTGATGTCGTGGAGGGCGATGGTGGGCCCGAGCACCGGGGCGAGCTGGGGCGGGCTCTGCTCCTGGTAGCTACGGTGCTCGATGATTTGGTCCTGCTCGTTTAAACCGGACAGCAGGGCCTGCATCTCGACATCGTTCTGCCCCTCGTAGGTCTCCCGCTTCACCTTGTTCTGCTGGCACTGGTAGACCTTCACGACCCCGTTGCGTTCGAGGAGTGCGTCCTTCACGAACTCATGGAGCACCACGAAACCGTTGCACCGCTTGGAGAAGACGTAGTTGGTCGCCTCGGTCTCCAGGTCCGCCTGGGACTCGTCCTCCTCGCCCCTGGGGTCGAAGCTGACGACCCCGTTCGGGTCCATCAGCGACTCCATGATGGTGGGCATCATCCACTCGATGACATCGGTCACGTCAGTGGACTGGACCGCTGAGCGACCCTCTTCCTCGTCCCCTCTGGGGTCGCCCCGGTAGTAGGCGTTGGCGAGGAGCCGGTCCTCCCGGAGCGAGCTGTAGTCGCCCCCGAGGCTGTCCTCTATGTCCTTGCTGAGGATGCTGAGAATCTCATCCTCGGTGAGAGCCCGGTCTTCCCCGGGCTCGGAGCTGTCGTCCGTGTCGGGAGCGTCGAACTCCTGCGCCAGCTGCTCTAGCAGAGCCTGCTCTTCGAGCTGACTCTCCATCTCATCTCTTGCTGTCGCCATCCCCGCTCCCGCTTGTGATGGTGGACCTTGGAAGGATTCGGACCCTCCGCCGCAGAAACTCCGTCAAGCTTCTGCCACACGCTTCCTCTCCGGTTACGAGCCGGTGAGTGTGTCTCCTCGGGTAGCCTCATATTGAGCCAAGCTCGGACGGCTGGAGGAACCGTGGTCACCCGCTACATGAGAATCCAACCCCGGGGCTCTACCGCTGAGCTAAAGGCCCGTCAAATTACACGCTTGTCAATGCCAGTGTAGTCCAACTCCCTATTCCAGTCATTCCCTGGTCTACGCCCGCTCTGGTGCGCTTCCTGGGCCCTCCGCCGGCCCTCATCGAGACCGGTGGTCGCCGTCTCCATATCGGCGCAGGCGTAGACGACTGCGTCCCCCCGGTCGGGAGAGCGCCCGAGCCTGTCCGCTCTGGCTAGTTCCTCCTTCGCCTCGACCTGGATGGCTCCGTACTTCCCAGCCATCACCAGCTTGTAGCGTGGGGCGGTCAGCTCAGCCAGGGTCTGGTCGTCAGGGTGGAGCGCGATGGCGTACTCCGACGCGGGGTCAAGCCGCTCCCGCATGGTCCAGTACCAGTAGGCCCGCTTGTTCTTGAACCGGAAGCGCCCGGTGCGGTCGAGGAGGGCAGTCCCCTCGGCACCGTTTAAACCTTCCACCATCACCCCGAGGAGGTCGAGGTGGTCCACCACCGAGGAGCCGATTCCTATCACATCCACGTTTGCCTTGGCACCGCGGCGCAGGTTCTGCACCACCAACGCAGCCCCAGCTGGGCCGTTCGGGACCATCTTCCCGGGGAAGGCCTTCACTTCATCGAGCCAGTTCCCGTGCCGCGCAACAATCACGAACTCGTCCTTGCCGCCCCTGCTCGGGTCCACCCCGAGCGCGTCCATCTCGCCCTTGTCGCCTTCCTTGCGTGGCTCCCACCGTTCCATCGCGGCCTCGACCCACGCAGTTGGTATCACTTGGTACTCGTGGTCCTCCACCCCGGCGTTGAAGTCGCCATCGAGCATCTGCGACCTGAGCGGCTCAGGGAGCGACTGCAGCTGGGCCCGGTACCCTGAGCGCAGGAGGAATGGGTTGTCCTCGACATGACTCGGGATGAAGGTCCTGGACTTCGGGACAATCAGCTCCTCCTTGCCGCCCTCACTGTGCAGGAAGGGGGCGCCGCTCTCCAGCTCCACATCCGCTTTCCCGAGGGTGGCGAAGTACCGCAGCTCCCCTGGCGCCGCCGGGTTCGGATGCCGGCGGTCAAGCCAGGGCGCCCAGTACTGGACCACCCACCGCTCCTCGGGTCGCGTTGGTGGGTTGCCTGCACAGACCACCCGCTTTCGCTGCTTCGGGTTCACCGAGCGAAGCCAGCCCATCAAGAACCTGAACTGGTCCGCGGTGAAGTGGCATATTTCATCGAAGCCGATGAGGTCGTGAGGGCGGCCCTGATACTTCCTCTCGTCGCCTACGTTGGGGCATGAGCCCAGCTCAATCTGCCGGTAAGGTTGAGGCCTGAATATCTTCTCAGAGCCGTTGTAGCAGTCCCGGGGCACCAGCTCCAGATAGCGGTCGATGATGCCCTGGAGCTGGGTCGCCTCCCGCCGGAACACGATGCTCTTGCTATGCTCGCTGAGGCTCAAGCCCACCAGGAGGTCAGTCTTGCCGCCACCGGCGGAGCCCCCATAGAAGATGATGTCTGCCTTCGATTCCCAGGCCGCGGTTTGCGGCCCCGGAAGCGGGACCCAGGCTCCTGTCTGTTTAAACAGCAGCTCCTGCTCCTCCCGGGACAGCGCAGCCACCAGCTGCTCCATCTGCTGTAGTGCGCTACTCACTCGCCCCCTCCCTCATCATCCGTTTCAGTATCAAGCCCGCCACCTCCGCCCTCAGCAGCTTGTGCTTCAGCCCCCGCACCTGCTCCCGGAGCAGCTCGTTCTGCTGTGCCAGGATAGCCACCCGCTGCGCGAGGTTGCGCTTCTCTTCCTGGAGCAGGGCGTACTCGACTTCTGTTCTCACCCTTCGCTCCAGCGGTTCTCCTCGGTGCCTTGGGCACCCTCACTCTGGTGTCGAGGTCGTACCGATGCCCGCACCCCAGGCACAGGATATTCAGCCGGAACAGCTCAGGGAAGATTCGTTTGGGGTGCTCCCTGGAGAGGCAGCCGGGGCACAGCGCATAGCTGTAGCGAGCGCTGTGCGTCCGGCCGCCGAACCGGAAGCCGCTGCTCAAGCTGGCGGCGATGGCGGCGACGGCTCCCGCTTCGGGAACCAGTGAGTGGCCTGATGCGGAGGCACCGCGGCCGGGGAGCAGATGACCCTCACTACCTGGGTCTCCCTGAGTCCTGGGGGCTCTTCCCTGAGCGGGAGGAGCCACCAGCACCAGCCGTCCTTGTCAGTCTCATGCGGCTCTGGCTCTCTGTGGAACCTCGGGACCCACAGGTCCTGCGCCGGCAGCTCCTGGTAGTTCGCCTCGAAGTAGCGCTTCGAGACCAGCCACTGGTCCGTGGGCGCGTCCCGGTTGACCGCAATCATGTCGCCCGGTTGGAGGTTCTTCATGTCTGCATCGGTCACTGTGATGCCCTCCAGGAACTCCCCCGGCACGTAGGGCCGCATCAGGGTCGTGCCGCTCCGGGCGTAGGGTTTGAACCCCTGGTTCATCAGGTACGTTCGGATGTCGTCGTGGTCGTTCATATCGAATCCTCCTGCCATGGCTCTGCCTGCCTCACCTGCGGAGCGGGCTGTCTGTCCCTCGTTGTGAACCTCGCGATGAGGGTGGTGAGTTCAACCAGGAACCTGTGGGTCTCCTGCCTCTCCTGCTCCCTCAGCCTCTGCCAGAGAGCGCCCGAGTTCCGGTAGCTCTCGACCTTCTCCCGCAGCTCCACCAGCTCTGCGTCCCGCGCCTGCAACTCGTGCTGCAGCATCTCCACCTTCTCAGTGGCTCGCAGGGGCGGGTCCACGGCGCTGGAGAGTGCGACCGAGGCGAGGGCGACCCCCACATCACCCTCGTCCAGGAGCACCGTGCCCCGGGTGGACTCGATGGTGCCGGGGCCGTTCCCGTCGAGCGTGGCCTCGCCCTCCTCCTCCTCCGCGTCCAGCGCCTCCGCCAAACGCCGGCCCAAGAACTCGACCTCCTCGGTCCAATGCCCCCGAGCCATCACCGCCCGCTGGTGCTCCTTTCGCAGCCGCGTCAGCTCGCTGTCCAGCCCCCTGTCCATCTCTCTATCGGTGGTGTCCATCTCCAGCCCTCCATAAAGCGAAAGGGGAGCCTAAGCTCCCCGATGCGCCAGTGTCAATCCGGGTAATCGTACTCCTCGGGGTGCGGCTGGGGCGGACCCTCGTAGAAGGGATTCGCGTGCCACACGTCCCGGTCAGTCAGTACCCAGGCGAGGTCGGGCCGGTTGGCGCCCAACTCCCGAGCCTCGGCCGCATCCCACTCGGCCTCGGTGCTGCACCGAAACTCACGTTCCTCGATTTCCTGCACGTTCCACATGGCTCAGCCCTCCGTTCTGACTTCGATGAAAGCCGGGGCCGGCGACAGCTTCGCCGCGATATCCCCGAGCCGGCCCAGGGAGTCGTTGGGCTCACTCGCGGTGAGCGTGTCCACCAGCTCCTCCCCCGCCCACTTTGTAACCGTGAGGACCGCGTGGTCCGGGTGGATGACTACGAACGCCCGAGTCTCAGTAATGGTCTTCATGGCTCAGCCCTCCAGGTTGAATTGATTGCGGATGAAGCGCTGCATCCCGAGCACCGTCTTGCCGCTGAAGTTGGCACTCGCCATCGCGAGGCAGGCGGCGTTCTGCTGCGGGTCGATGTCCATATCCTTCGCGAACTGGTCCACCTCGGACAGCAGCATCAGGTCGCCCGAGAGCGCGTCGTGAAGCAGAGTGTTCTTCTTGATGAACTGGATGGTGCTGGTGTTCATGGTGGTGGCCTCGGTGTCTCTGTTTAAACGCTGTCAACGAGGAGGAGTATAGGAGCCTGATACGTTCGCGTCAACGCTCAGAACATTAACTTTTGTCCATGTTCAGGAAGTCGGGGACCTCGGGTTCCGCCGGCTCCAGCTCTCCCTCCACCGTCACGCCCTGGGAGCGAAGCAGGAACAGCATCCTCGCGGCCAGCTCGGTCCTGTTCATCTCAGGCGCCAGCCGCTCTCCATCGGCCCCTGTGACCTCCACAGCTTTCAGGTCAGGCAAGACCTTGCCGAGGAGCTTGAAGCGGGCCTGGAGCGCGCTGGAGAGGCTGGAGACCCGCACTGCGTCAAGCGGCACCGACTCCCCACCGCTGGGCTCCTCCCCCCGCTCCAGCCGGCGGATGGTGTCCACGATTCCCTCCACCAGCCAGACACCGTTGATGCGGCCACGAATCTCATCCCGGGTCGCCGCCACCAGCTTCTGCCGCTCACTCGGGGTAAGCGCAAGTTTTTTCTCCGCCACCGTAGTTACTCCTGAAATTGTTCCGTTTGTGACAGTGTGACAGTGTGACAGTGAATCCCAAGTCGCTATAGCGTAAATGAGAGAACACCTTCTAATTCCTACACACTATCCTCTCCTCATGTGGACTACATATTCACTGTCACACTGTCACAAAAGTACTCGAATCCCCACTACTTCAGCAGAATCAAGGGCTTAAAATTCTGCTACTTGTGACAGTGTTACCGTCACGTCACTGTCACGCACTGTCACGTCAGAGCTGCCTCTCCAATTCTCTCCGCACATCCGCAGCCCCCGCAGTCTCCCACTGGATTGGATTTCGGAGTATCCGCGACCTCACTGTGCCCCACTCCCCTCCTAGATTCAGCCGCAGCTGCGGCAACCCCAGCTCCGTGAGTGCCATCCCGAGCGCTCTCCTCGCTCCCATTCCACCGAAGAGCCGTTTCGTGTCGTACCCGAGGAATGCCTGCTCGACCATCTCAGTCGTCACCACATCCCGTGCGAGCTGACCCTCGCGTCGTTCAATCATCCCCCTCAGGAGCGTGCTCAGCTCGCTCTTGCTGTCTTCCCGCACATCCGAGTGCCAGCAGGTGCGGGGTGGCGGCGCCCCCGGCTTGAAGTGGCTCAAGTCGCGTCTCAGGAGGTATCCCATGACCGCACGGTCGCCCCCTCCGTCGACCCACTGGTGGATGCCCCTCCAGTAGCGCACCCAGGGCTCGCTCGTGCGCTCCGCCTCACTGAAGCTCCTCCTGGCCCACATCATGAAGTAGCGGCGGTCGTGCTCGCTCACGTAGAGCGGGACGCTGTCGTTCGTGGTCAGCACCAGCTGCACCACGTTCGGTGCGTGGTAGGGCGCGAGCCCCTTCGGATGGATGCTGATGTCCTTCGGGGGCGCCGCGCAGAGCGGCTTCAGCTGGTTCTCGATGTCGCGTGCCTCACGCCGGCCACCGACCTGGGCCTCCTGCACGATGAGGAGCTTCTTGCCGGCGAGCCAGTCACTGAAGCCGGTGAGCAGGAGGTCCGCGGGGATGTCGCCCGTGTTGCCGAGCCCCACCGCTCTCCTGATGGGCTCCAGGATGGTGTCCTTGCCCACACCCGGCATCCCTCCCATCACGATTGCGTGGTTCACCTTCAGGTGCGGGTGCTGCAGCAGGAACGCCATGTAGTCGAGGAAGTGCTCGACCTCCGCCGGCTCGAACTGCGCGACATCACGCAGCAGCTGCAGCCAGGGCTCCGCATCCCACTCTTCGTGCGGCGTCAGCTCTGTGGGGAACCATGTGTTTAAACATCGTCTCCCGCCATGCCAGACCTCGCCCCCGCCCTCCCCCGCACCGGGCCAGTAGGTGAGCGAATCGAAGCGCTCGATGCCGCCATCCTCGAACGCTTCCTTGTAGCGGTCCTGCTCGCCCACATTGAATGACGCCCTGAAAGCTTCACGCTTGAGCAGCTGCCTCGCTCTGCGGTCGTAGACCCTGTCCAGTCCGATGATGTAGGCGAAGCGCTCACGCAAGCTCAGGGGGCTCCTCTCGCCCTCCAGCCGGGCCCGCTCACCCTTGAGGATGGTGCCCATCCGTTTCATCTCGGACCTGATAGCCGACACGGTGAGGCCGCTCACGTCCTTCAGCTGCGCGATGAGGCTCTCCTGCCAGAGCGGGTCCATCTCCAGGAGGTACGGTATCTCCGCCCGAGCTGCCTCCACATCATGCGGCGGGAGCCGTGCGATGCGGGCCTGGAGCGCATCCGGTGTGATGAGCACCTCCAGCTCGGATATCGGTTTGAGGTCCTTAACCGGTTTGACAAGCCCCATCGACTCCAGGCTGCAGTGCTGCCCGTTCAGCTTGAGGAAGCTGGGTGTCTCCCGCTTCACTGGCAGCAGCATCGCGAGCGTCTTTGCCCTCGCCGCCTGCCGCTCCTCCATGGACTGCTTCGCCGGGAGCACGCAGTAACGCCACAGCCACAGCTCGGGGTCGCCCCTCCCGGCCCCACGGTGCTCCTCCGCTGCGTCAACGCAGTACCCGGAGTGCATCAGTATCGCGAGCACCGTGGTGGGGTCGTACCGCTTGAGGAGGCTGAGCGAGATGCCGTAGATGGCCGAGCTGCGGTCGTCACCGTAGCCGCCTGCATCGCCATCGTTGTAGAAGGCTCGCTGCTTGTCGTTTAAACCGAGGTACCAGCTCTCGGGGGCGTCGACCGTCTCCCACTCCGGGACCTCCACGCTGCGGTCAACCGTGCTCCGGTTCTTGCACCACTCCCGCAGCTCCGCCTCCAGCTCGGGAGGCATCTGGTACACCTTGAACGGGACCGGGTGCGCCAGGGTGTAGTAGATGTCACTCATCAGGCGACTCCTCCCATGGGAAGGGGCATGGCTTCAGGACCGCTGAGCTGCTCATAGCTGCTCTCCTTCCTCGAAGCCTCGGGCTATCAGCACATCGTCGTTCGTCATCGGAACCCATTTCGTGCCAGTGACACGGGCGAACCACTTCCCCCCGTACTTCCGAGCCTCCCAGATATGCCACTCACCTCCGTACCTGACCATGGCGTAGCGTTTCGGCCTGAGGCCCAGCAGCCTCCTCCAGAGCCAGTTCATCGCCCGGTTACCGTGTATTCGCCGGCACCCTCTATCCGCGAGGGGGGCACGAGCACGTATGCGTTGTCGTTCTGGATGTCGAGACAGCCCATCGCGCTATGAGTGGTCGGGAAGCCCTCCAGGTACCGCATGTAGATGTGCTTCCCACCGGAGGGCGTGACCACCTCACAGAGGAACCCATCTACCTGCGGCGCCATCGCGCCGATGATGCGCTCGAAGAACAACACACCATCCGCCTCCCGCTGCTCCTGGGTCTTCACGTCGAGGTCGATGACGGTGAGGTTGCTCCCCTTGCCGGTCGCGATGGCGACATTGCTCCCAGGGTGCGCCCGGAACATGGAGAGCAACTCATCGAGGTCGCTGGTCGCCCGTTCCTTCCAGGCGAAGCCTGGGTAGGGAACCTTCGAGCGGGGGTAGATGGGAAAGCACCGAAAGCCATTGCTGGAGTAGAGCGCGAGCCAATACTCCAGTGCCTGTTGATAGGCCTGTTCTGTTTCTGTAGCATCCATGTTGCCACTCCTCAGTGGTCGTTTGTTGCCATTTTCGCTCCCTTCAGCCCCCGCTAACCCCGGGGGCTTTTTACTGTCATAGGCGCACCCCCAGCACCTCACGGGCGACCGTGATGTACTTCGCGAACTGAATCGCGACCGGGTTCGTGCGGCTCCCGTTGAGAAAGCTCCTGCAGCTCGATGGCGGGAGCCCAGTGCGAGCGTGCAGCTCCGGCGCCCCCATCTTCGCGGCGAGGAGGACCTCCCTCACGTAGTGTGCCTCGCCCCTCTCCAGGTTGGCGAGGAACGATGTCGCGGTGACCCGCGGCTTCCTGGTCTTCATCGTCTGACTCCCTTGTATCAGTGGAACGGAGAGGCTATCATCGGTGACGCGATTGAGTCAATCGGGGGCCACGGGAATGGGATTCAGTTACCAATGCGGGCACCGCCACTGCCGCCAGCGCCGAACCTACCCCAGGCCTCTGGAGCGCTACAAGCGCAAGCCCCCCGGGGTGAACAAGGATGGGCTTTGCTCCTCATGTAACCGGGGTCATTTAAACGAGTGCGACAAGCACATCAGAGCCTGGAACAGGCGCATCGAGAACCTCTGCAGCTGCGGCTGTTTGAGGCACCCGCACAGGCCCGGGGAGGCTCCGGGGTGTGGGTACTCGGACCCATGGGGAGTAGAGCGATGAACACCGACGACGCACGTAGAGCGATGAACACTGACGACACAATCTGCTACACGGTCGAGGCCACCCTGAACACTGACAATGACGACTTCCTCAGGCTCACCGTGGAAATCCCATACGCCCTCCTTACGAAGGTGGAGCCCCTCCTCTCCCCGAGGGAGCGGGCTCTTGTGGAGAGTTGCCTTGCGCTCCCCAACCGCGGCCCCCTCGGCCTTGTGACAGCCTTCGGAGTGCTCCTCTCAGCGGCGACTCGCCACGCCGCGCAGTACCACACCCTGGACGATGCGAACCCGGGCACTCCACCTAACTAGGATACGACCATGAACGACATCATCCAGAACGTCACGCTCCCGATTGCCTTCTCCGTTACCCGGACCCGCACTTGGCTCGGCAAGAAAGACCCCATGGACGGTACTCCCCTGAACGAGACCACCTACCGGGTCTCCGCTTACGTGAAGAACACCAGCATCAAGTTGGTTGATACCGGGGAGTGCAACGGAACGCTCTACAAGTCCGAAGCTGCCGCGGTTCGCGCCTGCAAGAAGCTGCTCAAGGAGCTGCTGAAGAGGTGCTACCCGACCAAGTGAAAGCGCTTGACACGAACGTATCAGGGGAGGATACTCCTCCCCACTGGAACCGAGACACCGAGGATACGACCATGCGACCCTACACCTACGCCGACATCATCGATTTGACGCTGAGCGCTGGCTTGCTGCCCGACCGAATGAACACCCGCGCCGCCCGCCGGCTCGTGTTCGCCGCCGCCTACCAAGAGAGCGAGGTCAAGTTCCGGCGCCAGGGCGGAGGCGGCCCAGCCCGAGGGTTCGCCCAGTTTGAGCTGGGAGGCCCCGACAAACCCGGCGCCGGCATCCGGGGGGTGCTCGTGCATAAGAGCGCGGGCTACTACCTCAAGGACGCCCTCAAGAAGCTCAACCTCCCAACCAACTACCAGGAACTGCACCCGGTGCTGGAGTGGAACGACATGGCGACGGTGCTCGCGAGCCGCTGCCTCATCTGGACGCTACCGCAAGTGCTCCCAGCCACCGAGCTGGACGCCTATCGGCAGTACGACAGTGCCTGGAGGCCGAGCGCGAAACGCCCTCACGACTGGCCTGTGAGCTGGCGCATCGCGTGCGAGGTGTTCCCGTGAGAGTGCGTGAGCGGGCGAGGAGGCAGGGCCGGGCTCGGAAAGGCGCCACCAGGGGCTCGCCCCCGTGGCGTATGAAGTACCAGCCCGGCGTCGTCATCTTCTACGGGGGCTACAGCTCGTGGACAACCTGCTCCCCTCTTATCCTGGAGAGGGTCGAGCAGATGACTCGCAGGCTCAAGACTGATATGCGGCGGACGCAAGCCTGGGGGGAGGAAACGTGAGGCGGGCAAACCGGGGGCTGCGACCGCAGCCCCCGCACCCATTCGACGACATGCCCATCCAGGACATGGCCCTCCTACGCTGGCGCCAGGAGGGGCTCCGCGGGCCCTTCAGCCTGGATGAGAAGCAGCAGCTCATCGAGTGGCAAGAAGCGCAGGACGAGGAGGCCCTCCTCCGCCGCTGGCTCCAGGGGCAAGACTGAATCCCGCCACCTCCCCCGCCCTCCTCTCCCTTGGAATGGTGCTCGTTTAAACTCGTTGATACAAGCGTATCAACATTACCATTCTGTAATGTTTCTCCCGTTGACGCGAACGCGTCAGGCGCCTAGACTTCTCCTCGTTGGCAGCGTTTAAACGACACCAAGGACACGACCATGAACATCATCCGCACCCTCCAGGACTTCATCGACACCGCGAAGGCCAACGGCTCCACCGACATCACCGTCCGCGGCCCCCACTACAGCCGCTACTACAAGGACGACGGCTTCATCCGGGAGCTGCGGACCAAGAAGCACGACCACATGGCAGTGGCCTGGGATGAGCTGGGCAATGCCACGGTGCTGACCCTGAAGTGGACCGTCATCCAGCTGGTTGGGAGTGAGACCGAGAGCCTCCCCCGCTGAAGCGGGGTTGACACGAGCGTATCACTCCTGTAGATTCACCAACCACTGAGCAACACCGGGGACACGACCATGAACTACATCCACAAGTTGCAGGAGCGGGTGGCGGAGCTGGAAGCAGAAAAGCTCGAAGCTCGGGAGGAGCTGGACGCGCTCGTGAGCTACCTGCTGAGTGCGAAGTTCAGCTCGGACCCCACGGTGCAGGTGCTCGATGTGCTGCACCGCATTCAGGGGGCGAGGAACGCGCTCCTGGGGGATTGACACGGACGTATCACTCCTGTAGATTCACCAACACGAACTGAGCAACCCCGAGGACACGAACATGAGCGCACCCACCATCACCTTCGGCAAGCACCGCGGCACCAGCATCGAGGAGGTCCCGACCTCCTACCTGCGATGGATGCTCCAGGCTGCGAGCAGCAGCTCCTCGGGACCCATCTACAACTTCTGCCGCGCCCACGGGGAATGGATGGCCGATGTCATCTCCCGCGAGCAGCAGCTGAAGGCCGCCGAAGTGGTCTTCGAGTACGAGCTGAACCCATCCCAGGCGGAGGCCAGCAACCTCCTGCAGAACTGGCTTGCGGACCCGCACGCCCCCTCCACGGCGAAGCTGGAGGGCGGCGCCGGCTACGGCAAGAGCTTCACCGTGCTCGACATCGTCCGGGGCGCCATCAGCCAGGGCTACACCGTGGCCGCCGCGGCCACCAGCTTCGTGGCGACCCAGGTCCTGGACAGCCAGCTCGGCAACATCGGCATCCCCTGCCGCACCCTCGCCAGCTCCCTGAAGCTGACAGTCGAGCGCGAGGGCGCCCGCTCCGACTATGTCTGGGACCATGGTTCCAGCGATGACGCGCTCGGGCAGCTGACCGGGCCCCGCCGGCTCCTCATCGTGGACGAGTACTCGATGGTGGGGGATGACATCGGTGAGAAGCTCCTGATGGGGGTGCAGCACTACGGGGGCCGCCTCCTGTGCGTGGGCGACCTGAAGCAGCTCCCCCCGGTCGGCCAGTCGAAGCCCTCGGTGCTGGCGGGCATCGAGACCAGCGTGACCCTCACGCAGCCGATGCGCTACAGCCCCGACTCCGACCTCTACGCACTGGAGCAGGACGTGCGCCACAACGGCTTCAGCGCGACCCTCTCGGCCTCCGACCACATCAGCATCCACTCGACCAGGGAGGCTCTCCTGGAGGCCTACGTGAGCAGCTACAAGGCCGCCCCGACCGAGGACCAGCGGATGCTGTTCTTCCGCCGTGCGGATGTGGTCTCCGCGAACAACATCATCCGCTCGAAGCTGTTCGGCATCGAGGCGGCGGAGGAGGCTGTCATCGAGGACGAGAAGCTGCTTGTGATGGCTACCACTGATGTCCTCCCGATGGCCTCTGAGGAGACCCTCCGGATGTACAGCGGCACCAGCTACCGGGTTATCAGCCAGACCACAGTGGTCGTGCCCGGGACCGACTTCGAGTGCCACGCGGTGACGCTGGAGGACGGCCGCTGCTTCCCCATCATCTTCATGCTGAGCGAGACCAAGGCCGACCCCTCGAAGCTGGGTGGCACCGAGTGGACTCTGGCGCTGCGCCGCATCGCGGAGGAGTGCGAGATGACCGGGAACTGGGGCCCCTACTGGCACTTCAAAAAGCGCTTCCTGCCGGTCGGCTACGCCTACGCCATGACCGTTCACCGCTGCCAGGGGCAGACCGTGGACCGGGTCTTCTTCGAGGCGGGCTCGCTCCGCTGCGGCTACATGAGCGATGCGCTCCTCTACGTGGCCGCAACCCGGGCGAAGAAGGAGGTCCATGCGGTCCCCCTCAACGGGCTGGAGCGCGGGGGCTGGATGAACGACGAGGAGGAGGCAGCGTGAGAGTTGACACGAGCGTGTCAGGCCCGTAAACTCCTCCCTGTTGACCCCGTTTAAACCGTGAACCCGAGGAAGCCGACATGAGCATGCACATCTCCGACATCAAGCCGTTCATCCTGGGTGGTAACGCCACCCTGACCCTGAAGTCCCTCGCGAGCGGAGGTCACTACACCTACCGCATCGTCCAGGCGAAGAACAAGGACACGGGGAAGCCGGAGCGCCGCTACTTCGTGTCGCTCCTGGTGGGGCCCGACAACACCAGCAACTACGAGTACATGGGGCTGGTCGAGCACCATGCCTCCGGGGAGCTGGGATTCCGCCTGACCAAGGCCTCGAAGACCAGCTACGAGGCTGCCAGCACCCGCGGCTTCATGTGGCTCATCGGCTGCGTCAACCGCGAGCGCGACATCAGCGACTGCGCCGAGGTCCACCACGCCGGCAAGTGCTCGGCCTGCGGCCGGAAGCTGACGACACCGGAGTCCATCAAGAGCGGGCTCGGCCCGGTCTGCGCGGCGAGGGCGGAAGCATGAACACCGAGTACTTCCACCGCGACGTCACCCTCCCCGAAGCCAGGAGGGCCCGGCGGGAAGCGCTGAACCTCGGCAAGGGGAACGACCCCTCCTCCACTGCGAAGTTGGCGGCCCTGGCCGAGCGCTACATGACCTGGGCCCTGAAGCAGGACCTGAAGCAGGTTCACGTCTTTCCCAGAAAGAGGGGCCGGGACAAGGTCGGCTCCCGCATCCGCAACCTCGCGGAGGCCTGGAGAATCGAGTGCGTCGAGCTGACGCCGGAGCAACAGGAGGACTACCGATGAACACTTTGTCTAAACAGATTGACCGGCTCGCCAACACCATTGGCCTGGAGATAATCGATGTCCGGGAGTCCGGGCTCTTCTACAAGAGGGGCTATGTCCTGCGAACCCGTCCCCGCGAGCACGCACTGAGCCGCACGAATGTGGCCTACCACCCTACCCAAGCGACGATGCTGGAGGAGGTTGTACGCCGGGTCGAGCGGGTCATGGAAGCCTGGGAGGTGCTGAAAGACCTCAACGACGCTCGTGACGCGCTGGCGGCTCGCAAAGTAAACGCCGGGAGGAACCGACATGCACGCTAACGTCATCACACTCAAGGGGCAGCTCGCCCACGAGGGCGGGGAGTACCTCGCCATCGAGGTCTTCTCGAAGGTCGCCGGTCAGGACATTCGGACGGTGCTGAAGCTGCCCAGCTTCTACTACGACCAGCTGGAGTCGGTCTGCCAGAGCGCACCCGCTGCGTTCTGCTGGGCCATCGCGGCGGCCATCAACGCGCAAGGAGACGGCAATGTACGGCAGGGATGAATACATCGATAGCAGGGCCGGGGAGGTGGTCACCGAGGTGATGAAGCTGGTGGAGAGCGTGGAGCCTGAGGTCGCCCCGGTATTCTCCGCGAAGCTGGCTCAGGCTCTCGGGCAGAGGCCGCTCCCTGGAGGGGCCACTATCCCCTCCGCACTGCGCTACCAGAATGCTGTCGGCCTAAGCTCCCCGAAGGGTTTGGGTGCGTACGGTAACTCCATGGACCAGCTCTTCGGAGGGTTCTTCAGAGGATACTGAAGAAGGAGTTGACACAAGCGCATCAAGCTGTTTAAATGCTCTCATGCGAATCGTTTTAACCCGCCCGCCAGAGAGGATAGAAAGATGAAAGCGATTATCAGCAAAAAGACCATAGAGACCCAGAGCTACAAGACCGGCGCGCCGGTACGCGCAAAGGCAAAGTGGCTGGTGATGGACGCATTGACGGGTCGGCTGATTGACACGGCCAAGACGCAGGCGCAGGCGCAGGAGCGCGCCCGGTTCGCTGGCTACACGATTTAATGAGACGGCCTTGACACTAGCGTATCAAGCTGTTTAAATGCTCTCACTGGCTGCAGGGGCAGCCTAAACCGAGGAAGCCGACATGAACCCGAGCAACACGACCTACGCGAACTCTGGTGCCTGCCGCCGCGCTGCGAAGAAGGCTCTGGGCGCCGATGCCGAGCGCGGCACCGACTTCCAGATGGAAGTGAACGAGGAGGGCCGCTGGTCCTGGTGGGCCCTCTCGAAGGAAGCCCCGGGCATCTCCACCGAGAGCCGCGGCCCGACCCGCGAGGGCTGGCTCCGGGAGCTGGTCTACCGCTCCCACGAGGAGCTGTTCCGAGACCCCACCTACTGCGAGGAGGCAGGGATGGTGCCGGCGGAGTTGCCGAAGTTCCGGGTGAGCTGCAGCTGGCCCGGCGGCGGCTCCCCCCGCAAGCGTATCGGTGAGTGCTGGCAGTCCACTGCGAGCGCGGACGGCGCCACCGAGATGATGGTGAGTCCCGCGGTCGGAGACCCGATGCAGGTGGCCGCGACCCTGGTGCATGAGATGATTCACATGTACCTCCCGGAAGCGAAGCACGGTCGCCAGTTCCGCCGGCTCGCGCTCGCGGTCGGATTGGAGGGCAAGATGACCGCCACGGTGGCGGGAGACCGGCTCCGGGCTCGCCTGGAGAGCATGCTCCAGGACATGGGTCCCTATCCCCACGCTCAGCTGAGCACTGCCGGCCGCAAGAAGCAGAGCACCCGCCTCCTGAAGGTGAGCTGCATCGATGAGGAGAACTGCGGCTGCGTCTTCCGGTTGACCCTGAAGTGGGTTGAGCACGCCCACCAGGAGGATGTGGAACTGAGCTGCCCGGTGTGCAAGGGTGACGTGGAGCTGGGGTGACACGAAAGGGTTGACACGAACGCAGCAGGGGGGCTAGAGTCCCCCTGCTTCACCGAGATACCGTCAAAGAGGAAACCGACGATGAGCATCGAAACTGAAATCAAAAGGCTTGCCGACGCGGTGTTCGCGCTCTCGCAGGCCGTCCCCCAGGCCCAGGCCGGCGCGCCGGCTCCCGCTCCCGCTCCCGCTCCGGCTCCGGCTCCCGCTCCCGCTCCGGCTCC